TGTGTTTCACAAGTTGCAACAGAGCGGTAGTAAACAACTAAAGGCAGATAAGTTAGCGCATCGTGTACGCCCGACGGTTAAGCCAGATTTGGACAACCTTGCAAAAGGCATTAAGGACGCGCTCACAGGCATGATGTGGATAGATGACGCGCAAGTGGTTGACTTAATTATGCATAAATACTATGCAGTCGAGCCATACGCAGTAGTTACGATTAAATATTAGAACTAGTTAGTCTATATAGAATTAAAAAGAGCGCTGGTAAAGATAGCTGACTACTGGCGCTAGAAAGGAAAGAGGTGGTGAAACGTGAGTGGCTAGAAAAAGAGATCCACGTAGAGATGAAGCATTTGAAATATACAAAGAAGCTAAAGGCAATATCAAGTTAAAGGATATAGCGGAGCGGCTAGGAATTTCAGAAGGTACAATCCGAGGGTGGAAGAATAAAGATAGTTGGGATGAAAAAGTATTTGGAACGTTCCAAAAGAAAACAGCGAAGAATACGGAACGTTCCAAAAGAAAAACAGAACCAAAGAAACAACCCTCGTTAGAACAACCAGGGAGCGGCGCAACTGTTAAGTACGAACTCGTTGAAAGTGACGGTTTGAACGATAAACAGCTGCGCTTTTGTCGTTATTATGTTCATTCATTAAATGCTACAAGTGCGTATAAAAAAGCGTATAAAAGTAGCTACGATGTTGCCATGACTAATGGAAGTCGTTTGCTCAGAAATGCTAAGGTGCAGGACTATATCACAGAATTGAAACGCGAACGTTTGGAGCAGGAGCAATTGGATAAAACAGACGTGTTACGGAAATACAAAGCGATTGCATTTGCTGATATGACCGATTACGCCGATTTTGGTACGGTGACAGAAAATGTGTTAGATCCAATGGGGGAAATTGTTCGTGACAAAGAGGGGAATCCGCTTACTTACGAGCGTTCTTTCGTCCATTTGAACAATGCAGATGAAGTAGACGGCTCTCTCATTACAGAAGTGAAGCGGGGGAAAGATGGCGTTAGCGTTAAACTTGCTGACAAGATGAAAGCCTTAGAATTTCTCGCGAAATATACAGACCTGTTAAATGAACGTGAGCTACGCCTACTTAAAGTGGAACGTGAGCGCGTAAATATTGAAAAAACCCGCTCCGACATGACAAAAGACGATATCGCACCAATTCAAATCGAAATTTTAGGAGTTGGTGAAGATGACGATTAAACGTGTCAATCCACACTTCAAAGCCTTTTTGGGCTTTTGGAGAACAAAGTTTCAATTTTTAGTGGGCGGTTATGGCAGCAGTAAATCGTATCACGTCGCACTAAAAGTCATACTCAAGCTGATAAAGGAGCGGCGTACTGCGCTTGTTGTACGTGAGGTCTACGATACACACCGCGATTCAACGTTCTCTCTATTCAGTGAGCTTATCGAGGATATGGGCCTAGCGCACGTTATACAAGTGACCGCTTCGCCTATGCAAGTACGATTCCCCAATGGGAGCAAAATCATCTTCAAAGGGATGGATAAGCCTGCAAAACTCAAATCAATTAACAATGTATCGCTTATTTGGTTAGAAGAATGCTCGGAAATTAAGTATGAGGGCTTCAAAGAGCTGCTAGGCCGTCTACGTCATCCAACATTGCCGCTTCATATGATTTTATCAACCAATCCAGTGAGCAAAGATAACTGGTCCTACACGCATTTCTTCAAAGACGAGGAAAAAGAGCGCTTTGTTTTGGATGATGAAGAACTGTATGAGAAGCGGACAATCGTTACGAATAACACGTACTATCATCACTCAACAGCAGACGATAACAAATTCCTCCCAGAGTCCTATGTGGAACAGTTGGAGGAAATGAAAGAGTACGACTATGACTTGTATCGCATTGCACGCCGAGGGCGCTTTGGTATTAACGGCACACGTGTTTTACCGCAATTTGAGGTATTACCGCACGACAAGGTGCTTGCGATGATGGATGAGATTAACGTGCAGCAGAACTTTGTGGGAATGGACTTTGGTTTCGAGGAGTCCTACAATGCCGTAATACGAATGGCCGTGGATGTAGAAAAACGTTGGTTGTTCATCTATTGGGAATACTACAAAAACAAACAGACAGATGATGAAACCGTAGAGGACTTAAAAGAGTTTATCCAGACCAGGGAGCGGATTATTGCTGACTCAGCAGAGCCGAAAACCATTCGGTATTTCAAGAAGATGGGGTTCAACATGAAGCCAGCCAAGAAGTTTCAAGGTTCGCGGTTATCGAATACGAAGAAAATGAAGCGGTTTAAGCGCATCATATGCTCCGCTTCGTGCAAAAACACGGTGCGAGAGTGGAAAACGCTCACGTATGCAAAAGACAAGCAAGGTAAACAAATCGATGATGAATTCAACATAGATCCGCACACATTTTCAGCAGCATGGTACGGGCTAGACAAATATGATGTGACGGACCTTAAATCTAATTTCTTAACGTAGGAGGTGTAATGATGTTTAACATGTATAACTTCGGAGCGGGCACGTATACAGACGAGCTTGTTCGTATGATTGAGCAAAATGCGCCGCTTCAAAGTGATAATGTCAAAAAGCTATATGATAGCTTCGACAACAGCAACATGCTGCAAGGTGAGCGCTATTATCGCAATGAGAGCGATATCTTGCAACACAAGATTTACTCATATGTAAATGGCGTAAAAGTAGTTGATACAGACGCCACAAACAGACGTATTCCATCTGGTATGCATAAGATACTCGTTGACCAAAAGGTTGGGTATCTAGCAGGAGAGCCGATGTCATTTGGTTCCAACACAGGCAACAACGAGCAAACAGCACTACTTGCCGAAATCATTGGGGAGCGGTGGAAAAAGACGCTCGTTGAGCTGATTATCAATGCAAGCAATAAAGGCGTTGAGTGGTTGCACCCGTATATTGACGAGGATGGCGAGTTTAAGTACATGCTCGTAGGTGGGGAGCAGTTTATTCCAGTTTATGATACACGCTATCCAGATAAGCTAATCGCCGGCATCCGCTTCTATTATTACGCTGATGACCACATTAAATTGGAACTGTGGACCGATGAAATCGTGACATACTATGAAATTATCGGCGGTGATATCACACTTGATGTGACACGTGAGGTCAATCCAGCACCGCATTTTACAGATGCGGAGGGAGCGGTTGGTAAATCATGGGGCAAGGTGCCATTCATCCGCTTCCAAAACAATTCATGGGAACTATCTGACTTGCACTTTAACAAGGTGGCTATTGACGAGTACGAGCAACTGCTATCGAAAGGCCAGAATACTATCTTTGATGTGCAAGAGCTTATCTACGTGCTTAAAGGTTACGATGGTTCGTCACTGTCAGAGTTTCAAGAAAACTTGCGCCGCTATAAAGCTGTAAAGGTGGACGAGGACGATGGTGGCATTGATACATTAACTGCTGCTATCCCAACCGATGCGTATGTGGCACAAGCGGAAATGCTACGAAAGAACATTATCACGAGCGGTCAAGGTGTAGATCCATCGCCAGACGTGATTGGAGACGCACCGAGCGGCCGCTCCTTAGAGTTCCTATACTCACTGCTAGACTTCAAAGCTTCTATGCTTGAGCAAGGCTTTGAGCTATCTATTCGTGAGTTATTGTGGTTTGTGCAAGAATACTGCGAACTACAAGGACGTGGCACGCTTGACTATCGTGATGTAACAATGACGTTTAACAAAGTACTGCTCACAACCGAGCAAGAGGTCATAGATATGGCTGTGCAGTCCGAGGGCATTATTTCGCGTGAGACAATCGTCGAAAATCATCCGTGGGTGAAAGATGTTGAAGCGGAAATGAAGCGGATTGAGAAGGAGCGGGATGATATTGAACCGCTTCAAATAGACGTTGAAGGGGATGACGGTAATGAAAACGATGGAAATGGCGATGAAGAAAGCTTTAGCTAAGCAAGTAGCAGATTTGAAAAAACCGCGTATTTACGATGCTAAACTTGTCAAAATGACAATTGGAGAAGAAACGTTTATTTTCCCTAAACCAGTGTTTGTAGAAGTTCATGGTCATATCGAAATATGATTAACCTAAAGAAATATGCTGCTATGTTGGATAAGTTTCTGATGAAGCGGTCGAAATACTATGAGTCGGCTATTAAAAAGATATACGAGTTAATGATTCGCGGCATTCTCAAGGAAATGGGTAACATCTACAAACGTTTTGAAAAGGATGGCAAGCTCAAACGTGCTGACATGCTCAAATACAAGCGTATTGATACACTCAAGCGTAATTTACTGCTACACATTAATACAATGTCCAAAGCGAAACAAGACGTCTTGCGCAAGCAATTAGAGGAGTCATACGAGTACAGTTATGACTGGATGGCATGGGCAATTCAAAAGGAAACGATGGTCGAATTCCCACATGTAATCGGCAAAGAAGAAATCTCGAAGCAGGCACAGGAAAATAAAGTCGCTGACTTGAAGTTGCCAGAGACATTGGAGCGGCACCGCAAGACAATCGTGCAAAAGGTCAACCAAACGGTTGATAAAGGCATCAAAGAAAGCTACACATATGAGCAGATGGCTGATGAACTAACCGACACACTAGACGGTGATTATCAGAAAGCAGTGCGCACCGCACGTAACGAGACGCACAGGGTACGTGAGCAAGGCATGTTAGATGTAGCTGAGCGAGCGGATGAAGGTGGCGTTGTGATGGTTAAAGAGTGGATGTCTATGCATGACGAGCGTGTACGTGATTCGCACGTTGTGCTAGATGGCCAACAAGTGCCGGTCAAAAGTGGCTTGTTCGAGTTTCAAGGTTACACTGCTGCCGCTCCGAGTGGTTTTGGCGTACCTTCCCTGGATATTAACTGTCGGTGCATGATTGGCTATAAGGTTTCATCTATACGTGCTCAGACGGATGAAGAGCTTGCGAAGCGGACTTTTAAACAGTATAAAGAAATAAATAAAAAGTAGTGATAAAATAATATCATTGAATTTACAGGAGATGATATTATTTGAGTCTAAAGAAACTATTCATAGTTATCATAGCGGTGATTTTCATCGTTATACAGATTGCTTTAGTAGATATGTGGGGAAATAATAGTGGGTTTATACTGATGGGCGGGTTCTTAAGCTTAGCAGGAGGAGCTATAGGTGCTTTGAGTGCATTTTTTATTGCAAGAGAACAAATAAAACAGCAGGAGAGTATGAAAATTACTGACTTAAAACTGGAAAAATATGAAGAAATTTTAGAAGCTTGTGAAATTTCTATAGATTTAATTAAGGATTTAAAAAAGGATATGGATTCATACGTTAATATACTTTCAATAACCCTTTCTCCAGAGGGGGGTGCTGGAAATATTTTTGTTCAGAATAAAAGCAATATAGTTGCAATAAATAAGGAATTTCAAAACCAAAAGAAAATTTTTTATAAAAACGCTGTATATGTTTCTACTCTAGAACGAAAAGACAAGAAAAGGCACCCCAATCCGTATATTCAAGTGAGCAACGCACAGGTTTTTTATAGTGAACATATCATTGTGCCGATTGAAAAAATGATTCTTAGAGAAGATGATTTTTCAGGAAGTATCGCTGGATTTGGCGAGGATTTTTCTTTTAGATGCAATGAAAATATATCTAAAATGACACATTTTAAAGATTGGTTAATGGAAGAAATCGCAATTATACTTACTAGTGCTAAATGATAAGTGTCCTCAGCATGACGTTAAAAGGCTTTTTTATTATGCAAAAAACGAAAGGAGCTTATACATGACAAAAGAAGAATTGATTGCGCTTGGTATCGACGAAGAGACAGCACAGAAAGTTGTAGATGGCTATACCGCTTCGCATGTTGCAAAGACAGCACTTGAAGCGGAGCAGTCAAAAGTAGCTGATTTAACACAGCAACTCACTGATCGTGACACACAGCTTGAAACATTAAAGGGTGAAGCTGCTAACAGTAGCAAGCTCAAAGAACAGATTCAGGCGCTACAAACGCAGAATGCAGAAGCGGCGGCTGAGTATCAACAGAGTTTAGCGCAAAAGGACTTTGATTTTGCATTGTCTGATGCACTACGCAACGCAAAAGCGAAGAATCCGAAAGCTGTGAAAGCCTTGCTTGATATCGGAAAGGTGAAGCTAGATGGTTCGCAGTTGCTTGGATTAGAGGAGCAGCTGGCTATGCTTAAAGAGTCGGACGCTTATCTATTTGAAAAAGAGGGTGTCAAAGGGAATCCGCTTCCTGGCGGACAAGGTACACCGCCTACTATCACAAAAGAACAATTCAATGCAATGAACGTGGTAGAAAAAACGAAGCTGTACAATGACAATCACGACTTGTACAAACAATTATCGGAATAGAATAGGAGAGATCACATGAAGAAAACAGCAATCGTAGTAAGCACACCGTTACTACTTAATTTAGATATCCAGTTCTTTGCTCAAACAAAGGCATCGGACTTAATCAATCCAGAGGTGTTAGCTGACGCTATCTCAGCGGAACTGCCTACAGCTATCCGCTTCACGCCTTACGCTGTAACAGATAACACGCTAACTGGACAACCAGGTGACACAATTACGCGTCCAAAATATGGCTACGTTGGTCCTGCCGAGGATTTAACAGAGGGTGTACCGATGGACACGAGCAAAATGTCTATGACTACTACTCAAGTGACTGTGAAAGAAGCGGGTAAAGCTATCGAAGTCACTGAAAAAGCAGTTATCACAAACGTTACTGGCACGCTAGAAGAAGCGAAGAAACAATTAACGAAAGCAATGGCAGACAAAGTGGAAATCGACTACTTAGCGACGCTAGGCACATCATTATTAACGTCAACTTTAGGAGCGGAGACGCCAGGTGCTATTTTAGATGCTATCGACGTATTTGGCGACGAGGACGAGCAAAGCTTAGTGTTGTTCGTGCATCCGAAAGATTACACAAAATTAGTGAAAAATCTATTTGCAGTAGGCGGCTCGACGCAAGAAACGGCAGTTACAAAAGCGCAAGTGTCTGAGCTTGTTGGTGTAAAAGACATCGTGAAAACGAAACGCCTAACAGAAGGTACTTCATACCTTCAAAAATTTGGCGCTGTGGAAATCGTTAACAAGAAAAAGGTAAATCTTGAGACAGATTACGACATCTTAGCACGTACACATGTGTTAGCAGCGAATGCTCACTATACAACGAACCTGCGTGACGACAACGGCGTTGTGAAAATTACAAAAGCATAGCCGCACTTAAATCGTTTAGAGGAGGGATAATATGCTACTGAGACGCTATCATAAAAAGGCTGCGGAACAGCCTAAAACGAAAGAAGCGGCCGCTCCAAAGCCACGTAAACGTCCTCCGAAGAAAGTGGATGATGCGAATGATGACGCTTGAAGAATTGCGAGCACGCGTAGACACAACAGTTGAGGATGCGCCGCTCCAAGTTAAACTGGATGATGCTATTGATTTTGTTGAGGGCTATCTCAATCAATCATTCGCTGCCGATAATCCGATGCCAGGGCGAGTCAAACGTATTATTGCAAAATACGTAAACTCGGAGCTTTCTTTTGACGGGGTGGAGGGCATTAAATCAGAGTCATTAGCGGGAATGTCACAAACATTTGAGAGTCGTGAGGAGCGTGATAGTGCCTTTAAATCGCTATTGCGTGCTACGCGACTTAGAAAGTTAAAGTGGTAGCATGGGTGTGCGAATACGCGATAGAAATCGCATACCAGAAGCATTAGCTAACATTGACCGCATTAATGGCCGCTCCGTAAAGATTGGTTATATTAGCGGAGGAGAATACGCTGGGGGCACGCTTACTAATAAAGGTAAAGCAAGGGTCCACGAATACGGCGTAGATATCCCTGTCACTGATAAAATGCGCAAGTTTTGGGTGGCTAAGTTTGGTGTTGGGCTTAAAGCGTCTACTACACACATACGTATACCGGAGCGGTCATTTTTACGGAATGGCAGTGAACAAGCAACACCAGCTATTATGGCTAAAGCAGCGGAGTTAGTGCCGCTTGCTATACTCGGTAACGTGGATGTGGAGCTATTATACGAAGCGCTAGGGCTTGAAATGCGTACAGAGATACAAAAGTATGCTCGTGCGTTACAAAGTCCACCTAATGCGCCGCTTACGGTTCAACAAAAAGGTTCTAGCAATCCGCTCATTGAGACGGGCGCCATGTTACAAGCGATGGAGGTTATCTTACAGTGATCCATAACTTTTCACGACTTATTAACAAGTATGCTGCTAAAGATGTGCTGTTGGTGCCGCTCCTAGACGAAAATGCAGAAGGGAGCTGGGTAGACGGTGAATGGGTTGAACCCGAAAAAGCGGAGCCAGTGCCACTTCATTGTGCGATTGTACCGATGACGGACAAACAAATCTATGACAGCGGTGGTCGCTATACATCTAGCGACAGGCAAGTCTATACGCATACCAAGCTACAAACAAAGCAGCAAATTGTATATAAGCAAGTCACCTACTCGGTCGAGGAAGAAACAGACCACACTGAGTATGGTGATTTTTTTATTTACACAGCAAGGAGAGTGAATCCAGATGCTTGATATACAAGCCATTAGAGTCGCTCTTATCAAAGGTTTGCAGACGTTTACAGGTGCAACGACAATCCGCACTGAAACAACTGCAAAACAACCGCCTTATCCATACACCGGCGTTAAATTTACAATGCTCGGTCAAAAGATTGGGCAACCTGCGCAGTACATACGCGGAACAACTGCGGTGCACGAGCAGGACATTGAAATGACCGCTTCAATTACTTGTTATGCGAGTACAGTCGGAGCGGCAGAAACACTTGCGTACAGTGTTTTGCGATATCTTGAGACAGCTGGTGTAGACGAGTTGAAAGATAAAAATATCGCGATTGTACAAACAACTGACTTAACGGACCGTACAACGTTTTTAACGACAGATTACGAGTACCGTATTGGTTTTGATGTACGACTACGAGCACGTGCGCAAATTACAAAGACAGCAGAGTGGATTGATTCCGCTCCGCTTACATTAGGAGGAGATTAGATGACACGAGACGTCACAATCAATATCGCAGTCAAAAAGGCAGCGAGATTAACAGGGCTTGGTAAACCAGTTTTATTAGCTCGTTTCAAAGGACCTACAACATTTACCAATTACTCAGAGCCAGATGCGGTAGCGGAAGTGTTTGGTAAAGATTCGGTAGCTCACAAAATGGCTACAGCTTTATTAAAACAAGGCGAAACATCGCCGGCGGTAATGGCAATCATCACGTATGATCCCGCTCCAGAACCACCCGCTATTGCTGTTTCTGCAGCAGAAGCCTTACAAGAACGCTTTGACGATGACTTTTACTTTATTACAGCAGACACACAGGTGGTCGAAGAAGTAAAAGCTATTGCAACGGTGGTCGAAGGTGAAGGTATTAAAATCTTCGGTACAACCGTGACAACACAAGAAGCGCTTGATGAATTGGAACTCCTTAAATTCACACGCACATTTGCTCCGTACCACGAAACGCCGGGTGAATACGTAGCAGAAGCACTAATCGGAGCGGCTGGTTCACTTGATGCAGGGTCTCAAACTTATAAATTTAAGAACCTTGTCGGTATTACACCACAGCTATTTACGCGTGCTAAATCATCTGAAATTCATGCGAAAAACAGTTTCATTTTCGAACCGAACGCTGGTGATAACAATACATCTGAGGGTACAACACTTTCAGGTGACTTTATCGATGAAGTGCAATCGCGTGATTGGCTAATCATCAATGGCGCACAAGCTATTCAAGAAGTGTTGAATAACAGCCCGAAAGTACCTTATACGGACCGCGGTTTCGTTATTTTGGGTGATGCACTACGAAATGTATTAAATGCGGGGTATTCACAAGGGATGATTTCAGATACCGACGGCATTCCGGATTATACGATTACTACAATCGCACGAGCTGATACAAACCCAGCAGACCGTGCTGCGCGTGAATATAAAGGCCTTAGCTTTAGCTTCGGTTTCGCGGGCGCTATTCACCGTGTAAACGTCGTGGGTGAGATGATTATTTGATAGGCATTCCTCCACTAACTTTGATATAATGGATATATAAATATCAAGGTTTAAGAGGTGATTCTTGTGATTAAAGTTGATGAAAAACAACTACGAAAAGCATTGTTAGAAGATTGTTTATCTTGTAAAGAAGCAGGAGAAATATTCGGATGTTCAGCTAGCACAATAAGTAATTGGGCTAAAAAGTACGGAATTGAATTGAAACGTACAAATTGGCCTACGAAAGAAGAACTTTACGAAATGTACGTAACGAAAAGGATGTCTGTAGCTTCTATTGCTAAAGTAAAGAAAATGGGGCTTGAATCTATCAAAAAACTTCTACGCGAATACGGTATAGGCGTTAGGCAACTCGGCGCGAATCAACATACGTCTTGGAATCACGAAACGGTGAAGTGTTTTTTCGAAGAACAAGGGTGCGAGTTGTTAAGTGTTTCATATGAAAATGTGAACGCATATTTAGAGTATGTCTGTTCGTGTGGTAATACAGCTACAATTCGTTTTTCAGCTTTTCAACGTGGACAACGTTGTCAGAGATGCGCTGCTAAGAAAAGAGCGGCAAAACGCAGGCATAGTTATGAATACGTAAAACAATGCTTTGAAAATCGTGGTTGTAAGTTGTTAAGCACGACATATGAAAACGCTAATAAAAAACTCGAATATATCTGTCATTGTGGTAGCAAAGCTACAATGACTTTCGGGAATTTCTCAGTTGGTTACGATTGTGCTGAATGTAAGAGAAGAAGGTTTTTAGGAGAAAGAAATCACAACTATAATCCTAATCTTTCCGATGAAGAAAGACTTGAAATAGGCAGGTATGAAGTAAGGTATAAAAAATTCCGTAGAGAAGTCTACAAAAGGGATAACTTCACTTGTGTATCTTGCGGCAACAGTAAAAGCGGCACATTAGTAGCGCATCATTTAGATAGCTACAGTGAACATCCAGAAAAACGAACAGATCCTAATAATGCGGTTACACTATGCGATACTTGTCACAAAGACTTTCATCATATCTATGGGTACGGCAAGAACACCAAAGAACAATTCGAAGAATATATCCAAAATAAATAGGCGTGACGAAACACTTATCGATTCGGTAAGTGTTTTTGTTTTGCTCAAAATAAGAAAGTAGGAATTTGAATGGGAAAACAAGGTATTCCATTATTTGCGATTGGGTGTAAAAGCCCGCTTCGCGCGCAATTACACTCACTAGATTTACTAATGAAATTAGATATCCAATTTTTCGCCGGTTATGCGCCACACATCGGTGTATACGATGCGAAAGACGTTATTGTAACAGTTGGTGGCCGCGAAATCACAGGCTTCCAAGAAGGTACATTCGTTAAATCGAAAAAGAAAGAAAAAGCGGTCAATGAACACGTTTCCCCGCAAGGTGACGTCGCATTTGCGATTAACAACAATGCACTCGGTGAAATCGAAATTAACTTAAATCAGACATCACCATCAATCGTTTATCTAAATGAGCTAGCTGCTAAAAATGAAATGGTGCCTATTTGGGTAACATCAAACCAAAACCGCGGCAAAGTGAAAGAAAAGAGCGGGGGTTCATACGCTATGATCAATACGCACCCAGAACTTGAATACGGCGATAAAATCACAGGACGTAAATACACGTTCTTAGTAGCGGATTATCAAATTACTAACCCTTAATGAAAAGGGGGATAGAGGGGCGTCATAGCCCCTTGTTTTTATGCATAAATCAATGAAAAATCATTTCAAAAACAAAAATACAAAGAAGAGATTGGAGCAATTAAAAATGGCTAAATATGGCGATACTAAAGATTACACTTACACATCAAAAAAAGGAAAAGAAACAAAATTCCGCTTCAACCACGTTGGATTACAAGGCTCATTTGAGTTACGTGAGCGTGCAGACAACGAAGTGACAGGCAAAACATCTATCACAAAACTGCACAAGGAATTATTCGAAAATGTTATCCGCACAGTTGATGAAGCTGGGGATGTACAAAAAGTAAACTACAGCTATTTTGAAGAACAAGAAGATGGTTCTAAAATGTTAAGCGAAGTTGTAAACGAAGCAATCAAATATACATTTCAGTAAACCGAAGCTCCCTGATTTTTACGAAATGGAAGTCGATGCAAAGTGGCTGCTGTGGCGTCCTGTCGTCATGAAGATGGCGAAGCGGTGGGAAATGCGTAAAATGTCACTGGACGAAGTAATGGAATTTAACGCAGCAATTGACCGCTACATTCGTGAAAACAAAGAGGAAGGTGGTGGTTAGATGGCTTTACGTGATTTAGATGTCGAAGTAGATGTTGAGGTCGATGGCAGCGAACTCGTAATAGTTAATCAACAAGTTGATGATCTAGTTGATACGCTCGAAAAGTTAGACAAAGTTTATGATATCAATATTGATTTAGATGATGGCAATGCGCTAGTTCAAATCGAAAAATTAGAACAAAAACTTCGTGAGATTGATAATCGTATCAACATTCATATCGATTTAGACACGTTTGGTGAAATCACTACATTAGAAGCGGTCTTGAGTAGCTTAGAGCATGAGAGAATCAATGTTAAGGTGGATTTAGATATCACAGATGCAGAGTCTCGAATTGCGATGATTGAAGCGGAATTACAAGCACTTGCTGCAACAAGTATTAATATTGATGTTGATACAACTGGGGCGATGGCTCAAATCGCAGTGTTACAAGCACAAATTGCGGCACTTGATACGGGTTCTGTTGATATCAATATTGATTCCGCTTCGCTACAAGCCCAAATCATCACCTTGCAAGCTCAATTAGATGCGCTTAACAACAATCCTCCAGATGTAGATATACATGTACAAGCAGCGGATGCAATCGTGGAGCTACAACGCATCCAAAACCGCGTCGACACACTAGACGGTGACGACATTTTTATCGATGTTGATATCGATACATTAAGCAATGATATTTTAGCTTTGAGGGCACAGATACAATACTTCGAAGCGAGCGGTATCAACTTAAACATCGATACTGCAGCCGCTCATGCTCAACTCGCCGCAATGCAAGCACATCTGCAAGCGTTACAAATGCAAGCAAACGCTGTAAATGTTGGCTCTGGCATGTTAGGGATGTTTGCAGGCTTTAATCCAGTTGGCTTCGCAGTTGGAGCGGGGCTATTTTTAGCAGTATTAGGAGCCATCTTGACGATATTACCGCCACTCGCAATTGCTATTAATGTTGTCATTGGAGCGGTTGGTGTTTTAGGTGTCGCTCTAGGTGTATTAGGCGGAGCGGCACTTGCTCTAGGTTCAGCTTTAGTTGTTGGTGCAGCTGGATTGATGGGCTTTGGTGCTATTGCGATAAGCTCTATCGTTGGTCTGTATGACGAAAAAGCAAAGTTAACCGCTTCGCAAAGAGAATTAAAAGCGGAGACGGATAAGGTTATTACGTCTTGGCAAGGTTTGAAAACGGCATTAGAACCTGCTGTATTTGATGCTGCAAAAAGTGGCGTGAAAGCCATTAATACATTGCTTGAGCAAAGCCAGCCGATTCTTAAAAAAGCTGGTGGAGCGGTTGGCGACTTGATGGATAACTTCAATAAATCCCTTAAAGGAAACGAAATGCAATCGTTTTTCTCGATGCTCAAACAAGATATTGGACCAATTACAACGAACCTTGGAAACGGCTTTGGTAATGCTCTAAAAGGTGTCGCGAATACCATGACGGCACTCAGCCCACTCACTCGTTGGGTATCACAAGGATTCGAAAACATGATGGGTAGCTTTGCAAATTGGACTAGCGGTTTGATTGGTTCAAATAAAATGGAAACATTTATGGACTACATCAAAACAAATGCTCCTAAAATCGGTTCGGCATTAGGGCACGCAACAACAGGCATTACAAAGTTCTTTGCGGGATTTAGTGGTGTAGGTTCAGATGCGTTCACTTGGTTCCAGGACAAGATGGTTCAATTTGATAGCTGGGCAAGCGGATTAGGTAATAATGCAGGGTTCCAAAACTTCTTAGACGGCATTCGCGAAAATGCTCCTGTTGTCGGTGATATCTTACGCGAACTAGGTGGTAGCTTAAAAACATTTTGGACAATAATGACAGATGATAGTGGCGGCGCTTCTCGCTTAGAAAGCTTTGCAAATGGTTTGAAGCACCTTGGTAATGCTTTGAAGGACCAAAATTTACAAGATGTCATTTCCGGGGCGTTTACGTTCGATATATCTAAAATCGTTGGCGGCTTAACTGGTGGTGCTCAATCTGGTGGTTTCGGAGCGGTAGAAGGGCAAATCGAGAAAAATGTTTCCGAAACGTTTAAAAACGGCATTTTAAAAGGTATCACGAACGGCGCTACAAACCTAAGCGCTACCGGCCTAGTAGGTAAAGCTCTTAATGGGTTAATAGGCAAAATGTTCGGTGGTAGTGAAACGACTAGTGAACCTTTACCAGATGCTGTTGTGGAAAATTTCACTCAGGGAGCAATGAAACAAGTCGAAAACGCAATGAATGGCGGCGGTAGCGCACCATATAGCGCAGAACTAGGCATGTTTAAAGAAATCGAGATAGATGTTGGTGCTAATACAACACCTGCCGAAGCGGCTATTGAGGGTGTGACGCAAGGCAAGGAAATCGAAGCAAGAGTAAATGCAGATACAAGCAAAGCGGAACAGCAATTAGATGAAGTCGGCTCAGCGAAAGAAATACAAGCAAAGGTAGACGCTGATACAGCGGCGGCGCAATCTAAGTTAAATGCACTTGATGCGACACCAATTAAAATTTCTACAGATACTTCAGCTATTTCCGCGCAAATCGGCAGCATGGCCGCTACTATTCAGTTAAATGCAAATACATCTGCAATACGAAACGAAATCCAAAATATGCCTGGTGCAAACATCAAATTAACCGCAGATAAGACGTCACTACAGAACTCTATCAGTAATTTAGATGCGAATGTCACGCTAAAAGCGAAAAAAATCGACATCACGAACAATCTAGTACAACCTGTCAATTTGCCAATTACACCAATTATGAAAAAAACGGACCATTTATTTGGCGGGGCACCTGCCACGATGGAGGTAACACCTAAAATCACGAAAATGCCGAAGTTAGATCCTATTAGCGTTGATGTAAAGCTCAATGTTAATAACAGTGCTATTGGTAATTTAAGCGCTGGCATAAAAGTGACATTCCCGCCAATGCCGAAATTCAACTGGCCTAGTATGCCGAAGTTTTCATGGCCACCGCTTCCAAAATTCTCATGGCCGCCTTTACCAAAGTTTAGTTGGCCGCCACTTCCAAAATGGTCATGGCCTGCTTATCCACGATTTAGTTGGCCGCCTTTACCAAAGTTTTCATGGCCGCCAATGCCGACTGTGAAGGTCAATGTAAGTGGAGCGGCAAATGGCTCTCATGCGACTGGATTAGGACGTGTACCGTTTGACAATTATGTCGGCAATTTACACAAAGATGAATCGGTCCTTACAGCTGTGCAATCAGACCAATTACGGTCCATCGGTGCGCTTAAAGGTAATGGAGAGAGTCCGGAACTTGATATGAGTGCAATTGCTAACTATAATCCTGCGTCAACGGCTAATAATCCTCAAAGCCGTAGCTCAAAGGTCAATAACAGCAAGTCTAGCAGCTCGACAAACCACTACAATATCAACGTGCAAGTGGATGGTAGTAAATCTCCTCAAGAAACAGGAGCAAGTGTAGTGGAGCAATTGCAGAATTGGGTAGCATCGTTAGAAGATGCAAATCCATCTGTATACGAATTTTAAGGAGATGATGAAATGGACCAACAAACAAGAGCGCCAACGACTGAAACAGTCGTGCACAGGGAGCCGCTCAAAGTGTCAAAGCTTCCAAATTACAAGAAAATCACAAAGCCAAAAACGAAGTCTCCTAAAATCAAAGTAAAAAAAGTCACGAAACCTAAAGTGAAAAGCAAGCCGTTTAAAACTACTCGCCATACGCTCGGTAAGGTCCATCTGTTGGTAGAGAAGGAGTCCTGGCAACGTGATGTAGAGATACCTCAATATGCTGTGGAGAGCGGTAAAAAGATATCGGACCATGTTGAGCAAAAACCAAAAGTTTTAACACTCACAGGGATTATTTTTGCAGACAAGAAGCATAAAATTTCAGAGAAAATCAATGGTCTTGCACGCTATGAGAACGATGGTAAGCGACTGACATACGTTGGGCGTCGAACAGGTACAAACTTCTTAATCAACCGCTTCTCGTACGAGTCTGAAGCAATCATTGGTAATGGACACCGCTTTAGTATTACGTTGCAAGAGGTGCGTATCGTCTCTAAGCAAAGTAAAACTAAAAAGACGAGCGCAAAGGATAAAACAAATGCAGGTAGTCAACAGACGCAAGGTGCTGTCAAAACAAAGCCACATACAGTAAGACCAGGCGACACGTATTGGGATTTAGCTAAAAAATATGGTACGACATGGCAAAAGCTGCACGAGCTTAATAAATATCCGCCGCGCAAAATCCCGATTGGCGTCAAGCTAAAAATACCATCGTAGGAGGTGCGAAATGGAATACATTGATATTGATAAAACGCTAATACCGTATGTTTTTGATATTGAGTTAGGCAATGAAGAGTTTACATTTGATGTTTCGTACAATGAAAATCACGACTTCTTTGTTGTACAAGTCTACAAAAATGACGAGTTGGTCGCAGTCGAGAAGCTTGTATACGGCGTACCACTCTTTAAAAATACGTATGATCCTAAGCTTCATCCCGCTCCTATGTTGGTTCCGCTAGACGTGTCCGGACAAAGCGAAGCGGTCAATTGGGAAACGCTCGGCAAAAACGTATTTTTATACCTTGCAGACTCACTAGATAACGAGGTGTTAGCGCATGTCTAAGTACTGGAAACGCGTCATAAAGGTGCAGACAAATGGCTTAAACATCACAAATGAGGTGCTGCACATTGAGTTTGATGTGCCGTTTGATGACGACCATATCCCGGACCGAGCGACAATACAGATTTTTAATCTTGTCCACAGCACACGGGAAAAAATCAAGGAAGGTCAAAAATTAGTATTACAAGCTGGGTATGAAGGTGATTTCGGCGTCATTTTTGAGGGTGTCATTAAAGCTACGTGGTCTGATAAAGCAGGCACAGACCGAGCGACGCATATACGAGTCGTTAATAATAATGGCACGACGATTAAAAAGACGGTAAAAAAATCGTATAAAAAGGCGGTTAAGTCCAGCACAATCATTCGCGATTTAGCGAGTGCTATTGGATTAAAACTAAAAGTGCTCGATTTACCTAAAGATAAGCTGCACAAAAAAGGCTATTCTTGCTCTGGTAAAGGCATTGATACGATTAAAAGCATCGCGGATGACTGCGGTGCTTCTTTTTATCCGATTAACGGCCAATGGTACATCCGAGACATTAAAAAAGGCGACAATATCAATTTTGAGTTATCGCCGGACACAGGACTGCTAGGTGTGCCCGAAAAATTCATCAAGAAGTATCAA